TCCGATCAGCAGCCCGATGATGAGATATGGGTTCATGTCACATCGTCCTTGCTGGGCGTCTCAGGCTTGAGCTTGAGCGCCGCGCCGACGCCAGCAAACGTCGCGCCCAGCCCCAACCCGAATGCTTGAAAATCAAACGGCTGAGGCGCGGGTCCGGTCCAGCGAATCACGACCCAGACTTGCAGTGCCAAGCCGATGACCACGGCGAGCAAGGCCAGCACGCGAATGACATCCGTCGTTTTGTTGTCGGTCTCAGTGACCATATCCTTCAGTTACCAAATCATGATTGCCTCCTATTCGATCGAAAGCGTGATGCGCTCGCCGCGCGTGTATGCGCCGTTGATCAGCGCGAAAATCCCATTGAATGCAGCGCGTGAATTGCTGATCCAGTCGCCACCACCCCAGGTCGTGCCGACCAGGATGCAGCCCTCTGTGTCGCTGCTGCTGTTGCCAGGGTGAATGCGGACGCCGGAGAAGCCCGGTACATCGACCAGCAGTGGCAGCAGGCGATCGAAGCGTGCGGACATCGTGACCTGCACGGGATACTCGCCAGCCGGGATTGCCGTGGCGCCGGACACCTTCCAGCGTGTGACAGGCTGACCAACTCGCTCGCGCACTTCATCTTCGAGCGTGAAGCCCATCCGCTGGCCATCGATGGCGATCTCGCCGACGGTGTAGCCGGGCATGATGTGGATCCGCTTGATCGTGATTTTCATGTACGCCTCCGGTCAGAGATTTTGAGTAGCGCGATGGCAATCAGCAGCATGGGTCCGCCGATCGGTTGTCCAACCGTGACGGCAACCGCACCGGCACAAAGTACTGACCAGTACACGCCGAGAGCGGCAAATCTGATCCAATGGCCGGTATAGCGATGGATATCGATACTGGAGATGACGTGTACAGTTCGCACCAGGACAACGATGAGTGATAGCAGGCAAAGTCCAGAAAGCAGGGTCATGGTTGGTTGCCTCCAAGGATGAAGCTGCGGGCGCGCTCTATTGCGGCTGGCATCAGGATCGGGCTGACAGCGCCGATCAGGACAGCGAGAAACATGCGCAATTCAGGGCCGGTTGCGAAACCGTGCTGTTGGGCGATTAGCCACCCAGCCAGCACGGGGGAGCCGTATCCTGCCAACAGGCTGGAGATGGCGACCGAGGATGCGGCGCGCACACGGTCATTGATGGATGGCAGCCAGATGCTGACGAAGATGGCGGCGATCATTCCCATCAGCAGTGCATCGATCTGAGCACCCATGATGGTGCCGGTCAGGCCGATGCCTGCGCCGGCGATGATGCCGGTAGTGGTGCTGGTTGGTTCTGTCATCGTGCTCCCCATAAAAAAAGCCGCCAGAAGGCGGCTGTTGTGGAATTTGTATGGCTCTGTTTCATGCGGGCATTTCAGGCCAGCTGATCGATAGCGGATATCCTGGCTGATCGGTGATGTCTCGGAGTGCCTGGCGATAGGCTGCCCACGCTGATTTTGTTGCCAGTGGAACATCGGGGAGTTGTGTCCAATCGCTTTCGGACAGGGCGGCATTCCTGCTCTGGATAGCCGCCCATGTCACCTGGTCAATATCCAGTACCCAGGCCTTCGCGGCGAAGTCAAAGCGGTGATGTGGCGATGGCTGTGCCGACAGATCAATGAATGCGCCATCCTCGTAGTAGTGGTTCGCCGGCATGTCGTGCTCCGGCGGGATTTCGATTGATGCCTCGCCATTTCCAGCCTGCACATCGATCATGTCGTCCTGACATGTTCCGGTGCGAAGTACTTCGCCATTCTGTGACACTACGCAAAAGCGTTTCATCGTTTTGCCTCCAGGGCAATCATGGATCTGGACGATACTGTTACGGCCCCGTAAAAGCTGGCGCTGAGGGCACTGACAGTCACGGTGTACGTGCGGGAGCCTGATGACGGGGTATCGACTGCGCTGATGCTGAACAAGCCACCCAGTTGATACAAACTGACGGAAGAGTAGATCTCTGTTCCGTCCCGTTTGATCCTGATGGTCAATTCCGCGTAGGTGGCAGAGTTGATAAATGCACCACTGGCGATTTCTTCCCAATATTTCAGGCCGCCGGATTCATGTGCGAGTTGACCAAGAAATGCGGCTTCTCGCTCCGGGCGGTTGATTTCAAAGCGCTGCGCGCCAATCAATAATCTGGGCAGGTATTCCGCTGCCTGCTGGGCGGAAAGCATGGGCATGACGGCTTTCAGGACGCGGCTGGTGATCATTTATCCACCGCGATTCAGCAGTTTTTGCGCCATCAATTCCAGGCCGGAATTGCCCAGGCTGGCCAGGCCGGCGGCAATGCCCAACTGCGCAATAAATGGCAGATCGGGAAACAGCGCCAGCGCCGAGCCGGCCACCAGTGCCAGGCCACCGGTGGTGATGCAGCGGCCGAGTGCCAGGCGCCAGGTAATGGGGTTCTCTGATTGCAGCATCTGGCCGATTGCAATCATGATGCCAGTAAACGAAAACGCCATGGCTTGATAGATCGTTTCCCACCTGTGCTCGATCAGTTTGGTTATCGGGTCCGGCATAAAGGCTCCTATCTGTGGTTAGGTGTCTGGGGTGACTCGCACGATGTTGGTGGCATCGGCATAAATGATGGCGCGCTTGCCGTTGGCGACGGTGATGCCGGTGCCGGATGCGCCGATGAATTGCAGGGACTGGCCGCCCGTGGTGAGGTTGGCGACGGTCCATTGTTTTTCCGCCAACGGCAGCACGATGTCGCGTGTGGCGGTTAGGCTGACGCCGCTGCTGATATCAAGAATGTCGGCGCGCGCTTCGGCCTGGGTCAGCGTTTTGTTGGTGTCGCTGGCCATGCTGATGGCGACGCGCGGGTTGAGCAGCGCGCCCCATACGCGATGATCGGTGTAGCTGGTGACTGTGCTGGAACCGGTGACGATGGTGTAGAGCGGGATCTGGCCGGCGGTGAAGCCGGTTGTGTTTTTGCTGACCACGCCGGCATTTGTGGCCTCGACGTAGTTCGTCGTGGAAGTGGACAGTGCGACGGTGCCGTTGGCGATGGCGCTGACCACGCCGGCGACCAGGATGGCGCCGCCGTAGTAACCCCAGGTCAGGCCGCTGGTGGCGGATTCACGCCGCGCGAACAGGGTAGCCGGGCTGGAGGCGTTGAACAATTCATTGGCGCCTGGTTCCTGCTGTGCATTGGTGGTCAGCAGATCGAGTAAGGGGGTTGAACTGCTCATTTTAAATCTCCTGAAGCCAAGTTGTACCGTCTGTCGTGGTATAGATTTCTGTATCCGTCACGTCGCTGATGGCTAAAAAACTTCCGGGGCCGTGGATACGCCCTATCGTGGCAGGTGCACCGGCGGCATACCATGTCAAACCGTCATCATCTGAGTAATATGAAGCTCGACCTACGGCGACCAATCTCCCAGATGTCAGCGCGGAAATGCCATATAAGCTGAGATCGGTTAATACCGCCGATGGCATTGATATTTCTGTCCATGTTGTGGCGTCTGTCGATCTGATTACCAATGGCGATTCGTATGCGTTGTAAGTTGCATTTTTTGTGCCGACCGCAATTAATGTTGATCCGTCAGTCCATAAATCGAAAAGCCGCGTAAAATCGTCCCCGGTATAACGCAGCGTCCAAGTCACTCTATCCGTCGATGTGTAGATGTAGCATTTTGGCCTACGGAAATATGCGTATCCGCCAAGATCCGACGCAAAAAATATTGCCACGTAGGTTGAGCCGAACATCAACACTCGTTTGATTATCAGATTACTGCCGTCGTAGTAGGTTGGCGCGGGCAAGTCGTTGAGTTCATGGCTCCATGAAACAGTATCAGTGCTCAATACATTCCATCCGGCGTGGACATAAACGTATTGCGTACCATCCCAGACGCCGGCATAGACCCGATCATCAAAGGCTGCCCATGTAACTTTCCAATCCGCCACGCTGCGGGCGGTCCATGTCGCCAGCGTGGCGCTTGTGCTGACCTGGATATACGGGATGTATGCGCTGATTGTGGTGGTTCCGTTGACAATCGTCTCGCCTGGACCGCTAGTAGTGCTTGTCGCTGGTGTCCACGTTGCGGCATCTGCTGAATACCACCATGCGCCTGTGCCAAATTGGCTGGCGGCGATCAAATATGTACCGGTCCATTGTGTAGATTGGGCGGAAAATATAAATGAGTCGGAGCCACCCTCTGGCGGTTCAATGCCCGTATCTGCTGCTGCTTCAATAATTTGACTGATCGCGGAAATATGTCCTCTTCCTACTGCGGCGCTGATCTGATAAAGACCGAATGTCGCAGTTTCACTTGTCACTCCATCTAGATCTGTTAGCTGCTCTGCGGCGGTGTAGGTTGCTGACTCAGATGTGGCAGTCAACGTGCGCACAATATCTCCGTAAATGGCGATATCGATTTCATAGGATTCTGTCGACTCGGATTGCGGCAGGCTGACGCTGCTGCTCCAAGCGCGTGCGATGCGGTCGCGGCGCTTCCATTTCAGGTGAATGTCTCCGTTGGCTTGCTGAATGGCATGGAAGTCTGCCGGTGCCAACGGCTTCAGTCGCTCGCCGGTATAGGTAGCGGCTTCGCTGTCTACCGCCTCGATCAACTGGCCGGAGGTAGTGGCTTTGTATAGCCGTTCGGCGTTGAGTTCGCTGGTGGTGACGGCGAGTTGTTGCAGCGTGGCGGCGCTCAATACGATGAAAGTGTCGCCGATCACATGACTGGAGGCGGCATGTTCGGTTCCCTTGCGGCCGCGCAGCAGGTTGCTCAGGGTGTAGCTGCCATCGCTTTCCAGCGTGGCGGTCAGCCACTGGATCAGCTCCCAGCGGCCATGCGCGCCAAGCAGTGCGGCATTGGCGCCATCAAGCACAGCCAGTTCGGTGGCGCTCGATAGTGTGGCGCCGGCCTGCATCATCACGTTCAGGGCGTTGCTTTTGTCCCAGACTCGGCAATCTGCCGTTGCCAATGCAGTAGTCGCCGTTCCGATCTGTGCCGCCTGGGTGCGAGTTGCTGCCGTGGCCAGCGTCCAGGTGGCGCCGTTGACGCTCGATTTGTAGACTGCGCCGCCCGGCCAGGTATCCACAGATCCGCTGAGGCCGACATACCAGGCCATGCCGCTGTCTGTATCGCGCAGTAAACAGCAATCGATCAGATTTAGCGTGGTGGTGCCGGTCAGTCCGATTGTTTGGCCGATTCCGGTGGCATCGCTGCCGGCCAGGATGCTGGCATACAGAGCGGCAATTTCCGGGCTGGCAACAACCTGCACAATGCCCGGCGCGCCCAGGTCGATCTGGCCGATGCGGGCGGTCCATTGCACGCCATAGCCCGGCACACTGACTACATCTGTCGGGCACAGCCTTGACCAGCCATAGTCGAGGCTGAATTCCAGCGTATGGCGGCCGGTGTAACGCGATGAATTGAGGATGATTTCCGCCAGTTGCGCGGCTTCCTGGCTGGTCAGTGCCAGCGGCAGGCTGATCTGCTGGATGTTGACGCTTTGCGCTGTCAGGCTGCGCGCGTATTGCGTGCCGGCCTGGTGGTCGTTGTCGATGTCGCTGTAGCTGATCTGGATTTCCGACGGCAGTTCGCTGTCGTTGTTGCGGGTCAGCTTCAGCGGGACACTGCCAGGCGTTTCTGCGGCGCCAAGATCATCGGCCGGGATGGTGGCGACGACACTTCCGCCCCGTTTTACGGCGACGATCTGCGCATCGATTTCGGCCAGATCGAAATGCCAAGCGGTTTGCAATGGTTCGAAGGCGCCACGAATCGCCATGGGCCGGCCGATGGTGTAGCCGCGCACGCTGTCGGAAGCCAGCGCGGTGACATCGTATTGCGCAGCCGACAAGCCGCTGTACTCCATCAAAGCGGCGCACACTTCATCCAGCGGCTGCGCAGTCTGCGCGTAGGAATACAGGCCGAATACGCCCATATATTGACGCGCGCTCGATGTGTCGCTGTTGTTGTCAGTGATGAATGCGACCATGCCGCCGACGGTATCGATGCGCCAGTTGGTGCGCATCGTGTTTGGCTCGTAGTCGTTATCTGTCTGAGCCAGTCCGGAGAATATTAGTTCTTCTGTGCCGGGTGTGCCGAGCAAGGTGGCGATCTTGAACAGTTTGCCTTCGTAGGCTCCGCCCAATACGCCGCCCAGGCCGGTGAACCAGAGGTTGCCCAAAGCATCGAGATTGCCGACCAGATCGGTGGAGGCGGCCGAGCTGATGGTGATGCTGCTTTCATAAGCCAGCGTGCTGGCGTCGTAAATCCATACCTTGTTGGTGCCACCGTCATCGACGCCGATGACCACCTTGTCCAGCACAATCTCGGCCAGCCAGCAATAATCCGACACGGATGGGCTGGTCGGGCGTGTCAGGTAGGTGTAGCTGCTGTCTTCTAGCCGGATAGAAGTGGGATGATTGCGGCCGGCCATCACGATCAGATCGTCCACCATGGCCACGGGGCCGGCGTTATCGACGCTGCCGCCGTTGCCATTTGGCGACCAGATAGACTTGAGTTGCCAGTCTCCGGCATCGTCGCGGTAATAAACGCGAAATCCGCCATAGCCGCCTACCAGGTCGAACAGTGCAAAAGCGCGGCGGTTTGATTTGAATCTCGCTATGTATGCATAGCTTACGCCATTGCCGGGCATCATGGCGCCGCTGATGCTGATCAGGTCATGCGCGACCGGGATGGTTTCGCCAAGTGCCAGGTAGTATTCTTGTACATGGAATTCTGTGACCGACCATGGATCTGCATTGTCGGTATAGACAACCTCGTACATCCACCAGCCGGCGCCGTCGAAGTAGGTCACGCCAGCGCCATCATCTGGATACGGCGGCGCGCGGCGGAACAGGTCAATCTCGTCGATGCAGACCGCTACCGGGTCGGCATTGCGCACGACTTCAAAACTGAAATTTGGTAGACGGTTGCCGAAGTCTGCAAGCAGCAAGTCCTCAAACACCACATAGGCCATGCCGCGATAGGCCGGCGTGTTGGCGGCGCCTTCAATTGACTGGATTAGCGGATCGGGTTGCTGCGTTTCGCTGCCGGTATAGACGCGGATGCCGCCGACCCGTTGCTCAGAGGCCAGCAAAGTGTTGAGACTGGCGTTTTCGCTTGCGTCGTAGATCAGTTTTGCATCCGCCCAGATGCGACGAATGCCGGTTATGCTGCCGCTGCACAACGCGATAGCGGCGTCGGTTTTATAACTGTATGTCGTGCTAGTTGCGCCGCCGCCAGATCCGCCGCCCTGTTCTGTGGTGGTGGCGATTTCTTCCAGACCTGATGACCAGACCACATTGCCGGATATGCGCTGGGTGCCGAAGACCGTTGGCAGCGGCGCGCCTTCCTCGCTGGTCTGTATGATGCGATCATTCAGGCGCGGGCCTTCCAGGTGCGGTCCTGGCGGCGGGTCGATGATGCTGCCGGCGGTGTAGCCCCAATAAGCGCCCTTGAGTGCGGCGCCGGGTCCGCCGATGACCAGGCCGATGGTGGCGCCGATGACTGCGCCGATGCCTTGCCCTGCGCTCATACTTGCACTCCATGGATACGGTAGATGGCGCGCAAGCGCTTGTACCATAGGTCGTCGATGCGATGCTCGACCACTTTACCGGGCTTGGCCCAGGCGTGAATTACGGCCGGCGCATCGTGCAGCGTGCTGGCGATGCCGACATGGCGCGGTTCGCCGGCAAAGGAAAACAGCAGTACATCGCCGGCTTCGAGGTCGTAAAACGGGATTTTCTGGCCATGCGCATGCAGCGTATTGCTGATCAATTCCGGGTCCGGACTCAGGCTGTAGGTGGCCGGCGCAGTGACATCCAGCCCGGCTTCGGTGGCGACCATCAGCAGCAATCCGCCGCAATCGACACCCTGGCGGCTGCGTCCCTGGTGCACGAACGGCACACCCAGCCAGGTACGGGCAATGCGGACGATTTCAGCGGCGGCGATCATGAGGCGTTGGGATATTGCAGCACGGCATCCGGGCCGGGAATATGTGGCGCGCCGCGAAAGTTGATGACGTTGCCGTATGTGTCGCGGCAGGTGCTCAGGTTCTTGTCGCAGCCGTCTGCCACGCTGTAGGTGTCGCCGCTGCTGATGGCGTGCGGCAGCGGCAGGGCAAGCGTGATGCTGCCGCCGCTGGCAATTTTGACTTCCATCGCGTAATTGGCATTGGCGCCTGATGTCCATGTCAGCAGTCCGCCCGGTGTGGCGGGCAGGTCGCTGGCGGTGAAGGTCTGCCAGTCGGCGCTATCCGCCGTTGCGCTGCCGGTGGTGGTGTAGTCGGCAATGTCAAGTCCGCAGCGCGCATCACAGAAATCCGCATTGCAGCGGCGGGTGATGACCTGGCCGACGGTGTTTTGCAGCGCTTGCGACAGGCTGCGCATTTCCGCGATGTAGCTGGTTCCGGCAGCCTGCACGTTGCCGATCGTGCCGGCCTGCACGATCATGGTGCCCATACTCAAATCGGCCCAGTTGCACAGGCTGATCACGATGGCTGCACCATCCCAGACGCCGGCCAGGATATCGGCCTCGGTAATGACTTCGCCCTCGATGGCGCCGGAGATGTCCAGATTGTCGACAGAAGTTCCGAGCCGGCTTTGCGCGGCGCTGGCGGCAAAGCCGGTATCTGCGCGGTAGGTGATGCCGCCGATGATCAGATCCTGATCTGCGGTGGTAAAGCCGAACACCTGGCCATCGCGCCGCGTGACCTGCCACAGCCAGGCCAGCGTGGTGACTTCCTGCGCCAGATGCGATATCAGGGCTGCGCTGGCGTATTTCATGGCTTGATCTCGATGATCGGCAGGCTGGGCACGGAATACAGGCGCTGTCCCGGACCGGATTCCAGCATGGTGGCGCGGATTTCGTCGGCATCGAAGCGCACCGGCACGTCGAATTCTCCGCTCCAGGTTAGCGCCTCACTTGCTTGTGGGTATTTCTGGCCGCTTCCGGCGCCGACGGTGATGGTTTTGCCGCTGGTGTTGGTGGCAAGCGTGAATGTGTAGGGTCCTGCGCCGCTGACGCCGTTGATGGTGTGCGCCAGGCCGTTTAGCAGCGCGGAATCGGTGCCGGTAAATCCAGTCAGGTATAGTTTTTGCCCCGCGATCAGCGTGCCCGGGTTGGCGGCAAGCACGACTTGCGTCGTGGCGCCGACGGTCACGCTGCTGGCGTTGCTGGTGGCATCGTAGACCCAGGTTAGCAGTCCGGTGGTGGTGTCGATCGTGTAATGGGTGGTAACGGTTTTCAGCACGCCACCGCGATAGATGGCGGCGGCCGGGCTGGTGACAGGTTTTTTGATGTCGCGGTCGAAAGTGCTGCTGCCGCTGGTGTAGCGTTTTTTCAGTTGCAGCGTTGGCGTGCCGTCGCCGACACCGATGCCGATGATGCCCTGGCTGATGCTGACTTGATAATCGGCGTGATCTTTATAGCGGAAGCCGTTGGCGCGGCCGGCGCAGACACGGAAAAACGCAATCAGCGCATCGAGTTGGGTCTGGTTGCGGGTAAAGCCAATATCCCAGCGGCCGCGTGCCTGGCTCCAGTTGGCATTGCGGTGCTCAAAGCCGGATGCGGTGGCGACGATATCGGTGTTGAAAACCGGGCCGCCGCTGCCGCCATAGCTCTGATCATCAGGCAGGCGTTGTTCAATAAAACTCATGAATACCTCCGCGCGCCCTGCACGGCGCGGGCCAGGTCGGCCTGAATCTGGCCGGATGATTTGCGGAAACTGGCGGCATCCGGCGTACTGACGTTGAAATGGATGTTGATGGCGCCGGAACCGCCGCCGTTGCGTTGCTGTGCCGGCGTGCGAATCGCCACTTGCTCGCCCGGCGTGGCCTTGAAGGCGACAAGTTGCGAGTCGGTGCCGCCGCTTCCGCCGACGGTGAAGGCGCCACCGTTGGCAAAGCCGAACAGGCTGGCGACGCTGCCAAGCAGGTTCTGGTCAGATCCGCCAGTTCCACCGCTGCCGAAGATTGACCGCGTGATGTCGGCGGCGATGGCCTCGGCAGCCATGCGCTTCAGCACGTTGCCGAAGCCTTTCAGCATGCCGTCAACGCCATCGCTGAACGGGTCGAACAGGTAATCGGCCAGGCTGGATTGCAGCCCCTTGATGGCGTTTTCCCAGAAGATATCGGTTTCGCTGGCGACTTTTTTCATTGCCTCACCGAATCCGGCGGCGGCGTCGATCTGTTCCTGCCAGTAGAGATTGGCGGCGGCGGCCTGTTCCGGCGTGAACAGGCCGGCATCCTGCAATTGCTGCACTTCGTCTAGCTTGTCGCGGTATTGCTGGATCGGGTCAAGAATCGAGATTTGTGCGTCGCGCATGCGACCAAGAGCGGCGGCAGCGCGCTCGTCCTGGGCGATCTGGTCGTTGCGCAGGCTGTCTAGCGCATCGAATTCGGCTTGGCTGTTGGCGATGCGTTCGGCCTGCGCGGATTTTTCGGCGGCGGTACGCGCGGCATAGAACGGGTCGATGGTGTCGAGCTTGTCTTTTGCAGCTTTGCCGGCGCCGCCGGTTTTCAGCAGGTCGGCGGGCAAGTCTGCGCGCGGCGTCTTGGCGATTTTGTAGTCGGCATAGGGCGCACCCAGGGCGAGCGCTTGCGTGCGCTGGATCTCGAGCAGGCTGGCTTTCAGCTTTTGCAGATTCGCCAGGCGCGTGCGTAGTGCAGGGCCATCGATGCCGGCGATGATGCCTTGCGGCGTGTCGGCATCCTTCAGTTGCAGGTTGATGGCTTCGATTTCGCGGCGCACGTTTCGCAGGTTGTCGGCGTTATCGCCGGTCGGATTGATGCCGCCCAGGATCAGGCTGACAAATCCGCCATGCTGCTGCGATAGCCGGATGGCATCATTCCAGCGTTCAAGCAGGGCATTCATGCTGGGCAGCAGTTGCGTGGCGATGCTGACGCCGACGCCAGCCGCCTGGGCCTGAAACACGGTCAGCGCATCGTTGAACTTCTCGGCCTGCTTGGCCATTTCGCTGGTGATCGGGTTGAGCTGGCGACCTTTTTCCACCATGTCCTGCAAGGCGGCACCGCCGCCATTGAGCAGCGGGATCATGTCGGCGCCGGCCTTGCCCATCAGGTTCATGGCGATGGCGGTTTTCTGCGCACCATCCGGCAATGCGGCGAACACATCGGCCAGTTGCGCCATGGCATCATCGGCATTGGTTGCCGTGATGCCCAGCTTTTTCAGCAGCGGGTCTTGCTCGGCAATGTGCTTGCTGAGCTGCCGCACGCCGGTGCCGAAATTCTCGATGCTGATGCCGGACAGGTCCGCGGCGACCTTGTAACCGGATAATTGCTCGACGCTGATGCCGAGTTTCTGGCTCAGTTTGGCGGTTTCGTCGGCGGCATCGATGGAGGATTTGACGAAACTGGCAAAACTGCCGACACCGATGGCTGTGCCGATGGCGGCAAAGGCTTGCCCGGCTTTGGCAAAGCTGGCCTGCATGCGCTGGCTTTGCCGTTCCGCCACCTGCGCGGCGCGGCCCATGTCGCGCTCGATGTTGGCGAGGCGTGCATTCAGGTCGATTGTGAGACTGGCAAAGGCCATGTCAATTCCTTTTGTTCATCGCTTTCAGCGCGGCGCGTTCCATGACGCGCAGATCGTCAAACAGCGCCGTCCATTCGGATCGGTCGATTCCGATCATGTCCAAGGTCACGGGTACGGCGGCATAATCCAGGCCAATACGCCCGCCTGGGCCCGCCCGCCATTGCGTGATCAAAATGCTGAACACCCCGAACGACTGCGCGGTATCTGGCCATAGTTCGATGCCTTCGTCTTGTTCGAAGTCGGCCGCACAAAGCCCCCATGTCGCCAGTTCTTCCGCATCTGCGACGGGCTGCGCCGCAAACAACGCGACGGCAGCCCGCTTCAGTTTCCCGCGCGGGCTCCGCGCAGGCCGGCCAGGTAGCCCATCAGCAACTCTGAATCGGCACGGTGATAGTTGGCCAGCAGCAGGGCTAGGTTATCGCGGCTGAACGGCACATCGGCGCCGCTCCAGCTTACGATGGCCTCCATCAAGGTTTCTGTTTCGCTGCCGATCGGGCGAGTTTTCACTTCGCCAAACCATTTCAGCGCGGTGGGCTTGTCGCGGTAGCGCCAGCGCACCAGCAGCTTTTGCGGCGGACCACCCGGAGAACTGATTTCAACCTGATATTCAAACTCCGGCGCCGGGTTGATGCGCAGCGTGATTTCGTCGCTCATCGATCAGCTCGCGTATCGGGTCAGATCGTTGACGATGGCGACATCGATGTTCGCCTTCATCGGCGTGTTTGCTTGCATGCTGGGCATCTTTTGCAGCGACCAGTAGCCGCCGGTATAGATGCGCGCGCCGGACTTCAATTCAATCTTCATTCCGTAGGAATTCTGGTTATCGTTGCTGGCCGCCAGCACAGTGGCATACCAGGCCAGGGTCGGATCATCGAAGAAGGTCAATTGCAGACCCTGCGCCGTGCGATTGCTGGGCAGGCGACGCTCGCGCGACATCGCAACAGTCTGATAATTCACAAACTGCTGCTCGCCGCCGCTGGTGTTTGGCGTTTCCACCTGCGTGATTTCGGTCCAGGCGGTCACCTCACGCACGGTGCCAGCGCCGCCTCCAGACGGGAACACTGTCGTGGACTGCGTATCCAGACCTTCCAGCGTAGCCAGATAGGGGCCGGAACCGCTAACCGATTTCACCCGATAGTAGTTGCCGTCAATTTCTTCCCAGCCGCTGGTCACCTCAACGATATCGTTGGCAGCCAGGCTGGGGTCGGCCGCAAAACTCAACACACACTCCGAGGCATTACTTGCCGAGCTGAAGGTTTTGTCGGCGCCATAGGTTGCGGCGATGTAGAACTTGCTGCCATTGGGAAGGTATACGGCCATGTCGATCTCCAAAAAAAAGCCCGTGCAGGGCGGGCTATCGGTGGTTTTCTGACGTATGTGTCAGGTGGTCAGGATCTGGTAATCCAATGTCGCGGCCAGACGGCCGGTTTCTTCATCTACCTCAGAACCGCGCGCGAGTAGGGAAAATTCGCTGCCCGTC